GGTGACCGTATCAATGAACACCGTAAGACACAATGGATGGTGGACGCTATCCTTGCCGAGCCTGCTGATATGGCGGGTACAGATATTGAACCATTAGAAAATGAGGCTGGCAATGAAGAACAATCGTAATTTAGGTCGCCAAGGCACAGCTGGCAAGCCACAAGGTAAACCTTTTAATGAGACCAATCTCAAAAACCCAAGCCAACCAATCAAGACTGTTCGTGGTGAACAAATGCCCAAGAACAATATTGCTGGAACTGAAAGCTATGGCCCCAACAATGATAGACTTTATACCAGTCTTCAAGGTGCCCAACCCGGCCGCATGAACTTTCCCCGAGGTGTGATACAACCTACTGTGGATGTAAAACAAAATGTATCAACTAACCCACTCAAGTGGACCAAAACAAAAGGAAGATAATATGTTACCAAACGGAAATACACCAAACCCAACTCCATTACAACATGGCAATCGTACTATTCCCAGTGACCCTTGTTTGAAATTGCCCTCAATGCCCAAAGGCAAATAATGCCATGCCAGTCCACAAAGCTACAAAAGACGGCAAGTCCGGTTATCAATGGGGTACAACTGGTAAGGTATACACAGGTGCTGGAGCTCAAGCCAAGGCCGCCGCTCAAGGCCGTGCTGCCTATGCCAACGGATACAAAGGTGCCACTAGCAAACCAATGAAGTCATCAGGAAGAGGCCGTTAAAAGTCTCTAAACGATAATTATTATTGCTGGTTATCCAACCATTTAGAGCCCGATAGGCGGGTTTTTAATAAATACATTTATACTCTTAAAGGAGGCGTGAGTTAACGATGAACTCTTCAAATAATCAATCGGCTTTAGACCTAGGAACTGATCCTACTGTAACAGAAAATCAGGCAACTGAAACAAAATCTTATACTCAACAGGAAGTTGACAACATGATGGCTCGTATGAAAGGGTCATTGGAAAAAAAACTGTTGAAACCTTACCAAGAGTTAGGTGATCCTGAAGAGCTACGCTCACTGAAGCAAGAAGCGGAACAACGCCGTCAAGCTGAACAGATGAAGCGTGGTGAGTTTGAAAAGACTCTACAAGAATTGGCTCAGAAGAAAGACGAAGAGATTCGTAAAAGAGACTCTGTCATCAAAGAATATAAGGTCAATACGCCATTGGTTAGTGCCGCCGCAAAATATCGTGCCGTGAATGCTGATCAAGTCAAAGCACTATTAGCCTCTAATGTTCGTTTGAATAATGATGGAGATGTTGAAGTAGTGGATCAAAGAGGTACTGTTAGATATAACGACCACGGAGAACCGCTAGGAGTAGAAGATTTAGTGCGTGAATTTCTAGATTCGAATCCGCATTTCGTCAGTGCTACCCCAACAACGACAAACGCGAGATCCAATGTTGCCCAAGAAATGGGTAGTGTTGATATTTCAAAGTTGGACCTTAAGTTAGCAAGTCATCGTCAGATATATGCTAAAGAAATGGCCCGACGAAAACAATAAAATTAAAGGAAATTTACCATGGCATATCCATCAAATAGCAATACCTCACTCAATAGTGAATTATTTGCGAACCTTGTTACACAAGCTCAATATCAAGCATATGAAACATCAGTTGCTCGTCAACTGGTAACTGTGTTTGATGCACCAATCCACACTGGTAAGAACTTACAAGTTCCAGTATGGGATCGTATCACTGCTGACTTGATCACAGATGAAGCCGCAACAACTGCAAAAGCAACCAATACCAATGCTGCCACAATTACTTTGGGCGAGCATGTGGTTTATCACCAGATCACTGACATGATCCGTGACAGTGCATACAGCGATGTATTTGCACAGATCGGTGACCAATCTGGTCGTGCTATTGCTGAAAGTTTAGACACTCAAGTTTTTGCTCAGTTCTCTGGCTTGAACTACAGTTCTGATTTGGGATCAAGCGGTTACGAATTAACAGCACAAGACATCCTAAAAGCTGCCGCTACATTGAGAGCACAACGCTTGACAGGTCCATTCTACGCTGTGATTCACCCAGGTTCAGCTTTCAACCTAAAGAAAACTCTAACAGCAACTCTTCCATATTCAACTGCTACTGCTTATATTAATCCAAGCGACATTGGTAACGATGTATTGCGTGGTTTCTATATCGGTACACTAGCTGGTGTTGAGATTTACGAAAGTGCGTTGGTTCCAGTAAGCGGTAATGACGCTACCAATGCTGTGTTTGCTAAAACAGCATTTGGTCACGCTATGCGTGGTTCAATCGATATGAACACATTGTACTTGCCAGCGGCTCGTGCAACTGATGTTGTATTGAAGGCTGTAGCAGGTGCTACAACATTGAACGCCAAGCACGGTGTTGTTATCACTGCTGACATTCGTGTAACCAACTAATAGGGAACTGGGATGGCCTTCATAACTGACAATTCCAGTAATGTTCTCAGCTTTGCTGAGTATCAAGATGTTCTTGATGCTGACCAGCGAGTGTTTGAAAACAACGAAGGCCTCACGGATGACATAGTAGAGGATGCTTTAACCAAGGCTACCCAACGCATATTGACTCAAATCAAATACTCAGACTGGTGGAGAGACTTATATCTTGCTACCACTCTGAGTCCATCATTTGTTAACGCAGATGATGTGCCCGATATTATTCCCAAAAACATTATCGCTAGACAGCAGGACTTTACAGACCTCTGCGTGTTCTATTCACTTTACTATTATCTACTACCAAAAGTGGCAGATTTCAGCAAAGAAGATAATGCCGAAAGGGCCAAGATTGGATTTTATCAAGCCAAGTTTCAATTGTTGTTCACTGAACTGATCAACAATGGTGACTGGTATGATGTCAATGCGGATGGAAACATAGCCAAAACAGAAAAGCGTCCAGGTAATTTTAGACTTCATAGAGTAAGATGAGAAACGCTATCATAAATTATTTGAATCTCAATAAAAGGAGTTTAACTCCTGCTATTGTCGCGGAACACCTTCCGTATTCAATCGATGGTAATCCCATTTATTTTAAGAATAAAAAACATATCTATGTTGATATTGACCAAGTTAACCAAGAAACTGCTATAAATGCATTGGATGGTTCTGGTGCAACTAATGAACATACTAATATCCGTGCGTTCTTAATTACTGATGCAAAACAGCCGATTCCAAATTATGAAACTATTGTACAAATTATAAAAGACGCAAGACTAACATCTGAATTGAATAACCAAGCGGTTATACAACGATTGTGTGATGTCCGAACTCATTTTATGGAAGATGCATTAGTAACAGAGTTTGAGTTTCATTTCGTAAAATTAATACCACTATAAGGAAAAAACATGAGTTATATTAATCCAGGTCCTGGTAGTGCTTCGCAGATTACATTGAAAATCGATGTATCAACAGGCACTACAACACTAGGGGGATCACCTTTAAGCATCCCAGCACTTATGGATATGACTATTAAGAATGCTAACGATGTCCATGTATGGGCACAATTAGATTCTTCAGCCAAACTCCAAGTGCCAACCACTGCAACTAACGAAGTTACAATGAACTTAGTTGTAGATCCAGCAACCTTCTTTGGTACAACTGTAGGTTCGACTCAATCGGACACAGTGGCCGCTCAAGGTATTATGGGCCTTAGCCGTAACAAGGTTAAAATTGCATTCCAAATCAAAGTGCAAGATTTGACCAGTACAACTAATGACTATTTGATCTTGGGTCAAGGTTACATTACCGGTTTGTCACCAACTATCTCTGCTTCAGCACCAGTCTGGGTTACTCCAGTCAATATTGCTGTTGTAGGCGAATATACTGTGACACAAACTGGTGGTACAGTAACTTAATCTGTAATTGACAGAATAAAATAAGGGCTTTTATAGCCCTTATTTTGTTTCTATAATAAATATGAATGAGGAGAAGATTTATGGATGTTTTAGATACAAAAACAGAAAAGGACCTTCTGGATACCTTAATTCCAGAAATAGCCAAAGCGGCCAATGAACTGCGTTGTGCTAAAAAAGATTTAGAAAAAGTTAATGGTAGGATATCATTCCTACTGGTATTAGCAAATGAACTGATTAATAGACAGGAGATTAAAAGATGAAATTATCACAACTTGCGGCAAAACCCCAACTGATTAAATTAGAAATTACCGATGAGGCTATGGTAGCTGAATATGGTAATGGAGAACCTATTGAATTTTGGACTTGGGATCGCCAACCATTACATACATTTATGAAATTAGCCGCTACTCAAGGCGAAGATAATAGCGAAATGATTAATGTTGTTCGAAGATTAATACTTGATGAAAATGGTAAAGAAATTATCAGTGATGAATTAAGTCTTCCAGCTCCTGTTATGATGAAAGCTGTAACATTGATTGTTGGTCGCCTGGGAAAGTAATTGGCGGGGAGTTAAATTGGGATGATAAAGAGGTTATGTTGGCAATTACGCTAGATAACCTTGCCCATAGGTATAATTGCCTTCCAAGTTATGCATTGAATAATGCTACAACTTTAGATTTGTATGTTCTTGATGTTAGTTCTCGTTGGAATAGATATCAAAATGAGCGAGCAAACGGGGAGACAAGTTCAGCTTCCCGCCCATCTGAAGCAGAGATGTTAAAAATGCTTGAACGAGCAAAGAATGACAAATAGGAGCTGGTATGAGTTTTAAATTCGATTTTGATATAGTGCTAATAGATAAAAAATTACAAGGATTAAAACAATTAGTTCCTCAAATTATGCCTCCTACTTTTCAACATTTCCGACAACTTACACCAAAAGATACTGGAAATGCAAGAGCACGAACAACATTGTCTGGTAATATTATTAATGCAAGTTATCCATATGCTAAAGTATTGGATAATGGAAGAACTTTTAGTAATGGAAGAATGCGTGGTAGTAAACAAGCACCATATGGTATGTCCGAACCAACTAAGCAATTTTTTATGAAAAAATTAGCTCAGGCACTTGCACAAAGGATAATGGGAGCAAGATAACATGGCAGATTTAAATTTTACCTTAGGCGGAGATGCCAGTGATCTTAACAAAGCACTTGATGAAGCAAGAGCCCGTCTAGGAGAATTAGGAAAACAAACTATTGGAACACAACAACAGTTCCAACAGATGAGTGGTGCCGCAACTACTGGCATGAAAGGACTTGCACAAGAATCTAAAAAAGCAAAAGATGCTTTTGATGATTTAGATAAAGGTGTCGCTCAATTAAGAAATCAACTGGTAAGTTTATATGCCGCCAAACAATTATTAAATTGGATGGATTGGGCAAATAATATTACTATGACTGCCCGTGCTATTAATTTTACAACAAGTGAATTAGTAGCTTTCCAAGCTGCCACAATGCAAGCAGGTGGAACAGCACAAGCCGCAAGTCGCGGTATTGAAATGTTCTATATGAAACTTGACCAGGCTCGTCAAGGTGGCTTAGAACAACAATATGCATTTGAACGCATTGGTATTAGTCTTAAAGATCTAAAAGACAAAGATGATCCAACCTTATTCAAAGAAACTCTAAAAGCCTTGGCTGCAATGCCACCTAGTGCTGAGCGTAATCGAATTGAAGTTGAATTATTATCAAGAAGTTTCCGCGGTATTCCACTTACCGAAGTTCAAAAACAATTTGAAAAGACCAAAGATACATTTGAAGAATTTGGTCCCGTACTCGATGATGCAGGTGCGGCATATCGTGCATTAATGCAAGATCTTCAGAATTTTAAAATTGCTGTCTTAAGTGTATTTCAACCAATTTTTAAAGCAATGGGTGAAACAACAATCAGTGTTCAAGAATTTCAAAGAATTTTTAAAGATGTTGTTGCTACTATTTCTGCTGTAATTGCATTTAATTTTGCTAGTAAACTTGTTGCTTATGGAACTGCGTTTATTGAAATGGGTATTGCTGTTAAGGCCGCGGCTGTTGCATTAAGAGAATTTAGTATTGCAGAAGCAATTGCGGCCAATGCAACCGGCTTAGGTGCATTGCTTAACCTAGTACTTAAAGTTGTTGCTGGATTAGCTGTGTTCTTTGGTGTTGAAGCCGCAATGAATAAACTCATTGAAGACAGCACCAAAACAAACCAAGCTAGAAATGAAGAAGCTAAAAAAGAAGTTGATTTAAACAACAAACGATCAACAAGTGGACAACAAGTTTATACTCAATATGCCCATATGAATGAGGCAATTAAAGAGCAAACAAGATTGTTCAAAGAAAATATTCAAAGACAAATTGATGATTTAAAAGCCAAAGATTCGACTGCCGGCATGAGTAACGAAGCCAAAGCCAAAATGGATGAAGAAATTAAAGTCCGTGATGAATTTGCTAAAAAGATAGGTGAATTACAAGCCAAATTAAAAGAAGCTCAAGCGGCTCGTCCAGAAACTGAAGCATATTACACTCAAGGTACTTTGAAGAAAGCTATTGCTGATTTAACTGCTTCCCAAAAAGGATATGTAACTGCTGCCGGCGAAGCTGCCGCAATGAAAGCTAAAAATAATGATGCTGACCAAATGGCATTATTATTAAAAGAAGATCAAATTAAAATCCAAAAAGTTCTTGCCGATATTCAAATTAATATTGATGAGATGACAATGTCAAGCGATCAAAAGAAGATTGCCAATGTACAAAAACAAACTAATGAATATATTAAATTGGCAACTGAAAAGCGTCGTGCTCAATTAGGTTCTCAAACAACTGATGATGATTTAAAAGCAGACAAAGTATTGCAAGATACCATTAAAGGTATTAAAGAAAAACAAGAAGCTGTACTTGACGCTACAAGAGCAGAAGTTGAAGCAAGTAGAGATTGGTCAAATGGTTGGAAATTAGCATTTAATCAATATAAACAAGATGCACAAGATGGTGCAAGTACTGCTAAAAAATTATTTGATGATGCAACCAAGGGCATGGAAGATGTTATTGTAAATTTTGCAAAAACAGGTAAATTAAGTTTTGACCAATTATTACAAAGTATAGCAGAAGATATTCTTCGTAGTCAAATTAAACAATTGTTTGCTAATTTATTTTCAGCTGGTGGTATGACTGGTGGTACACAAGGCGGGGTTGGTTTATTTGGAAGTCTGGGTAAATTACTTGGTTTCGCCGATGGCGGTGTTGTTCCAACTAATGGGCCAGTACTTGTTGGCGAACGAGGCCCAGAGATTATAAGCGGTGCCGCTGGTAAAACAGTAACTCCAAATAGTGCAATGGGAACACATGTAACATACAATATCAATGCTGTGGATAGCAGAAGTTTCCAACAATTGGTTGCCCAGGATCCAAGTTTTATCTATGCCGTTACAGTTCGTGGCCAAAATATGATTCCTGGAGGAGGTAGATAATGAGTTTTCAATGGATTATAGACAACGCTGAAGATGTTCAAATCAACAAAAGAGGTATTGTTGCCTCCACTGTAGCTCGCGACCAAACAGTTCGTAGTGTCAGTCGTGGCGGTGTTATTTGGCGTTTTACAGTTACACCAAATTCTGGTACAAGATACAATGATCCTGGCATTAGAAGTTATATTGAAACAATTGATAACTTGGATCGATTGACATCTTTTACAGCTAATTTTAGCCATTTGAATTTATTTCCATATCAAGGTACTGGTGCTCCAACAAGCATCACAGTAACACAAGGTAGTAACCAAGCAACAATAAGCGGTGGTAGCGGAACCAAGTTAAAGAATGGTGATGTGATTCAATGCACTGGACAATCTCGTGTTTATTCAGTATATGGCGATGTTACAGGGACCACAGTGACATTAAATCGTCCATTTATTGAAACAAGTGGTACATATACGCCATTAGTAGGATCTGCTGTGACATTTAAATTGATTTGTACACAAATTCCAGATTATAAAATATTACCAGGTAACATAATTTCTTGGACTGGTCCTTTCATATTTGTTGAGAGTTTGTTATGACCACAGCATTGAATTTAAATTCATATCAAAGTTTACAACAGGCAACATTTATTAGAATGGTGTTTAGTGAAAATGGTACTGAAGTGGTTGTTCGTGTGAGCAATCATAATACACCAGTTACCATTCGTGAAAATGATGGCAACAATTATGTGTATCCTGCTGTGGGTACATTATTGAATGTTACTCAAATGACCAATGAACTCAAATCAAGTCAAGCAGATGTAACTGTTACCCTAAGCGGTATTCCCAATCAATACATGAGTGACATAATTGCCAACCCAATCAAAGCGGCACCAATTGAAATTCGTCGTGCTTTTTTTGATATCAATGGTAACTTGTTGAACATTACTGGCAATCCAATATTGGAATTTGTAGGTGTTGTTAGTAATTTTTCTGTTGATGAAGGCTGGACCAAATATGATAGCCAAAGTGTAACAACCAGCATAGCATTGACCTGTGCCAGCACACTTTCTGTTTTAAACAAGCAAGAATCAGGCCGTAGAACCAATCAAGCGGATCAAACCTATTGGTTTCCCAGTGATAATAGTATGAACCGTGTGGCTCAATTGGCCGAAGCGGTTTGGGATTTTGGCGGAACTACACCTGCATCAACAATCAGTCCCACTACTGGGCAGATGATAAAAGCATAAGGACATAGATATATGGGTTGGTTAGAAGCAATAGGATCAATGTTTTCATGGTTAAGTGGTGGCGGCATTGCGGCTTCATTTGCCAGGGTGGCTGTGGCATTTGGTTTAATGAGATGGTTATCTGGAACTCAACAACAACCCTCCACAGCTACCACAGCTCCAAACAATCGCATCCAAGTTCCACCTGCAACCAGCAATAAAATTCCAGTTGCCTATGGTAAAAGTTATTTTAATGGAACAATCTTTGATGTTCAACTGACCAATAGCAACAAAAGTCTTTATGCTGCCATTGTGTTGTGTGAAACTACAGGCAATTTGTTTTCAACTGGTTCAGCCAGTAGTATTACCATTGATGCCATCTATCTAGACAATAAACTTATTACATTCAAAAGCGATGGAACAACAGTTGATTATGTAACTGATGACACTGGTGTTCAAGACACCAATCCCAGCGGTTTGATGAGTATTGCTTTGTATCAAGGTTCCAGCAACAATCCAATGTTGCCTTGCCAAGCAAATACCACAACACCAATCAGTGGAACAGTACCATCAGCGGCTTATAATGTTATGCCTGGTTGGAACAATACCTATACTGCAAGCAATCTTGTATTTGCCATTGTTAAATTGAATTATGACCAAAGCAAAGGTCAGCACAGTATTCCCAATCTTAAATTTCATGTTTGCAATACTATGACCAAACCCGGTGATGTGTTGTATGATTACATGACCAATGGATTGTATGGTGCCAATATAGATAGCGGTTTAATTAACAGTGCTAGTATAACTGCTTTGAATAGTTACAGTAGTGAAAGTGTAACTTATAGTCCATATCCAGCACAGCCTCGTTACACAATCAATGGTATTGTTAATACCAGCCAAAAAGTATTGAATAATATGGATATCATTGCGGCCGCGGCTGCCAGTTATATTACCTATGATATCTCAAGCGGACAATGGGCTGTATTGATACAACGAGTTATCAGCCAATCATTCTCATTCAATGACAGCAACATACTTGGTCAAATCAATGCCACAGGCACAGCACTGGACAGTTATTACAACAGTGTCGAAATGCAATTTCCATATGCTTACTTGCGTGATCAAGCCAATTTTGTTCGTGTGGATCTGCCCAGTGCTGATTTGGATTTTAATGAACCTGTCAATATTCTTAAAATTCAAAATGACTTGATTAACAATGTGGTACAGGCCACAATCATTTCCAATATACAACTAAGACAAAGCAGAGAAGATCTTGTTGTTGTATTCAAAACCGATTTTTCCAGTTATAACCTACAAGTGGGTGATGTTATTGGTATTACCAATTCAACTTATGGATTTAGCAATCGCCAATTCCGCGTGATCAAGTTGATCAAAGTGGAAAGTGATGCCGGTGAACTCACAATCGAAGTTACTGGATTAAGTTATAATCCAAGTGTTTATACTGTTGATAATATTAGCCAGTTTATTCCATTATTAGGTGCTGGCCATAGTATACCTGCCCTGAGTGCAATTGGTACTCCAATCAAACCCACTGTGACCAGTAGTACAATTAGTAGTCAACCCAGCATTACCATTACTGCCACAATACCAAGTGGTGTTGTTACTGATATGGAATTTTGGGCATCAAGTGATGGAACCAATTATGTGTTTCAAGGCACCATGCGTAATCCCAATAGTGGACCATTTACCACAGGCACCACAACCAGTTTCAAAACCATAGAATTACAAACAGCCACTTGGTATTTCAAAGTTCGTGCGGCCAATGTGCAAGGCACCAGTGCGTTTAGTCCAGCCAGCGATGGATTAGCTTATACCTATACTCAAGCACCTGATATTCTTCCTTATACAACACCAATAACCAACAGTCCTGGTGGTGGTTTGGGTACCGCTGGAAATTTGGCCTTAGGTGCATTGGCATTTTATGTTGCTGGTAAATTGGATTGGGGCGGAATCTTTAGTACTGCTACCGATGAACTGGCCAGTATTTTTGGTATTAGTCCTGACACTGTGGCCAGCATCAAAAGTAGTGTATCTAGCCAAGTTACTGGTGGTATTAGTACTGATCCAGGATCTGGAATTATTGTTAGTGGATCTGGAAAAGTCAGTTTAGATCCCACAGTGGTTTCAGCATTATCAACCACACCATGTAGTTTAACAATTACACCATTTTATCCAGCTGACAGAAGTACTCATGAAAATCCCGAAAGAAATACCAGCGGTGATAGAGCAACACATACTGGGCCTTATTCAATTACATGTACTCCAAGTCCTGGTACAGCATTAACTGCCGGAACAGGAGATCGGAAGAGCACA